GAGTTCAACGTTGAACTCTGGTTGCATATTAAGCGTTTCGCTCACTGCACACTCCTTAGTTAGTGATAACGGCGTGTGAACGATACGCCTTCCACATGCACCACTGACCCTGCCAGATAGTGCGGCTTCCCATCGCATCCATGTTCCAAGGAGCGACAAGCTTCTTAACCTTCATGTTCACGTGCTTGAGAACATGCAGACGCAGATACTTGTCGTTGATGAAGTAGCCGTAAGTAACGGGGCAATCTTCATCGTAGATGATGGGAGTGTTGTTGTGCATGACTCCCTCAAAGCCGAGGTCGAACATGCGTTGACCAGCCTTGCCCGAAGACAGAGGAATGGTCAGCTTGTCACGCACCGCTTGGCGATACATGCGATACAGATTGCGACCGAAGACAATGACGCTCGGCTTGTCAGTCTTAAGCGTCAGGTCCATAAGAACGTCGTCGCAAACTTCCTCAATGTTCGTAGCGTCGATCGCACCACCGAACACGTAAGCCGACGTGCGCCACTGTGTTTCAGTCGCACGATTGAGACCACCAAGCGAACCAGTGTTCGGATTGGTCGGAATGAGTGTTCCCAGGCCGTATGGGTCTGTTCCACCACCTACACCGTAAATGTAAGTGCTGAACTTCTCCATGATGCTTTCTTCAAGCACTTCAAGCTTGCGAGTCATCAGCTTGAAGATCGCTGTGTCGCCCTGGTTCTCATCCTCTTCCTGATCGGAAATGATAACCGAACCAGCAACACGAGAGTAACCGTATTCAACGGTTGTGAACTCGTTTGTCTGGTTAACAGGAAGGTTGCCGTAGTATTCATACGACGAGATGTTGGGGTTACGTCCGACTGTCAACGGATTGGTGATGTTATAACCACCGTTCTCGTATTCAACTCGGTTGTTTGCAAACACCCACGCCTGCAAAGCGTTCGACTTCGCACTCGCAAGAATGAGCTTCTTGCGAGACTTAGTGAGTGTAGAGTGAAGAACTGTTGCGATTGTCATAACGACCTCTAAAAATCAGACTTGGTATCCTTCGTCCCGAAGAGAACGACGGAGAATGTCTCTCCAATCTTCCTGTCCGGTAAATTCAACCGCGTTGTCGATGTCAGTCGGTGCATGACGTTGACTAGTGTTCTGCACTGTTCTGCCATTCGTAAGCGGTGGCTCAGAAGGCTGCTTTGTCTGACTTGTAGAAGTCGGCTGTGACTGTGGTGAGTTAATCGATTGAGTATTGTCACCACGGACTACCTGGTCTCGTAACGGGAGACGAATATCATAACCGTTATTGAGCATCCAGTCCTGCATTAGACCATAGGCACGGTGCAGTGTCAAGGACGGTTCTTTCTCCATCATCTGTTGGAGAACGTCGAGGTTGTGTTGTGCGTATGGGAACGCTCCCAGGAAGTCATCTAGTTCACGCTCGGCACGCTGCAACAACTCTTGCTCATTGGCTCGCTGTTGTGTTTGCTGCGTAAACTGGTTTGTGATTGGTGCGAGTTTCGCATCAATCATTCGTTGGAGTGCCGCCATGTCCATTCCGGGAGTGACGCCTTGCTCAAGGAACGGAATGGGCAGCCCCAAGGCTTTAACTTCGCTAACAAGATACTCTAGTGTGCGAACAGGATCACGCTTGAACTCAGACATGACCTGGATTGCCGCCACTGCATCCCGTGAGGTAATGCCGTGACGTGTAACTGCCTCGGTGACTTCGTTCGTCCCGCGCAGTTGTTCTTGCGCCGCTGCAAGCTGTGTTTGCGCATCACGTAGCGCACGAGCATTGCGTTGGCTTTCTTCAAACACACGACGTTCAATGCCGCCGTGTGCAACAATTCGTCCCGTTACCGGGTCAACAAGATCGCGGGCACGAGGATTGTTCGCGTTCGGTTGTTCAACGAGTCCATCGTGTCGCCGGACAACTTGCTGTTGCGGTTGCTGTCCTTGCTGTTGCGGCTGTTGTGTTCCGGTGTTTGCGCGTTGGTCTGTGCTGCTGCCTTGGCGATCAACCTGTCCGCTGCGGACGGCACCGTTACCGCTTTCAACACTCGTTTGTGTTGGTGACGTTTCCGTCGCACTCGCATCGGTGTTGTCGGTAGTTGCAAGCGTATCATTGCCATTCTCGAAACCAGGAACGCTATCGAACAGACTGTCGAGACCAGACGATCCACGATCGCCCATGTTTGTGCCGCTCATGTTAACTTATGCTCCATTAGGTTGCTGTTGAGGTTGTTGTCCGCCACCACCAAGCACTTGTTGTGCAATTTGTTCAGGTGGAACGCCTTGTGCAAGTGCCAAGCCAATCGCTTTTAACGCATCAGGCGGAAGTTGCTTCAATGCTTGCACAACCATTATCGCAACTTGACGTGGATCGTTACCGCCACCGCCGGCTTGTGGCGGTCCTCCTGCTTCTCCATGTGGTTGTTGTCCGGGCGCACCACCTTGCCCCGCTTGAACAACCATCAACGCTTCTTCGCGTATCTTGTCCCAATCTTCCTCTTTGATGATGATGTCATCAAATGCTTCTGAGAACATACGCAACGTTATGTCGATGATTGAAGCCGGTGCAGCCTTAACGAATTGCGACAGGATTTGACCAACTTCAAGCGCCTCACGCTTACGAGTTTGCTTGTTTTGCTTCTGTGAGCTTCCGCCAACTGCTGTCATAGAAGACATACCGAAGTCGGTTGTAGGATCGATCGGTGCCCAAGTTGCAGCTACGTCGAGATTAGTGATCTGCTTTACAACTTCAGGAGACATGAAGCGAAGACAGAGTTGCGCAACCATCCAACCGATGTCAGCTATGAAGTCTTCGATAGCATCCAAGCGCATGTCCATACGTTGGTTGCCCATCGTTGAGTAATACTCAATCGCTTGGTTGGTTGTATTCGTCTTAAACTGCCCACCGCGTAACGCTTCGTTCGATGCAGCAATGCGGTCGATGCTCTCATACAACGGCCGCTTGTCGAACAACTGAACGAAGTTAGCAGACGGCGGAGTTACGCTGAAGATCACTTTGCTGATGTCAACACCTTCAGGAAGGTCAACACCAACAACACCGTTGCTAGGACCGAAAACAACCTTCTCGATTGTCTCTTTCGATATTCCTGCATTCGAGTTAAAGAAGATGTGACGACGTGCCCAGTTGCGCGACATGTTGAGTTCAGAGTTGATAGTGTTAATTTCGTCCTGTTGATCGAGATAGAACGACACTTCACCCTTAGCGTAAAGGTCTTCTGGGTTATCGTGAAACGTCAACGCACGGAACGGAAAGAAGTTAATCAGTTGATAACGGTCTTCCCAAACCCAAATGGGCCACTTCCAGCTCTTAGCGTGGTAGAGTTCAATGCGTCGAGTAGTCTTATCCCAGATGTAGTAAACTTCCGTCATCTGTGATCGCTTGAATGACTCTTCGTCTCCAAAGCCATACGATGCGTAAGTCTTCTTGTTGTCGAACAACTCAGTTGCTCGATCGTCTTCACTCTCTTCGCTATCTTCACATGACAACACATGAGTTGGTTCGTAGATCGAAGTGTATTCTTCGTTTTCTTCGTCGCCACTCATCTTCATGAACACTGCCTTGACGTAGGAAGTCGGCAGCATGTCATGCACTGCTACCCAATTCGCATCCTTTAGCGAACCGATGTCAGTGCAGTTAGGATCAACGATGATCTGCTTACCCGAACGAAACTTAAGGAACGGACCAGCAGGAGTGCGGTAGTCAATCGTCTCTTCGATAGCAGCGAGTTCACCTTCTGCCTCGATGATATCCTCTTGGTTCTTAGCGTCTTGTAACTTCTTCGTTGCGTTCTGCAAGTCAATCAACGATTGTTCGAGACTATCTTGCTTAAGTGTGTAACCTGCTTCGATCCACGAGATGTTGGTGAGTAGCGTAACCAACACACAACGCTTGGCGAGTGGCTTCAAGTTAACGCCCGGTGCTGATTTCATATCGAACAGAGCGTTAACGAGCTTCTCAATCGAACGTGCGCGGTCGTCAAACTGCTCACGAGCTTCCGCGTCACCGTTAGCTTGTGAACTAAAACCAACGTAAGGATTCTTAGCGTAGAGGATCGGTATCAATGCATTCATGTTCGCAAAGACAATGTTCTCTGTCGAACTGTGTCGCCGGCTAAACTTACCAGCATACATTGTGTTGTTAGCTTGCGCTGGATCACTGTTACTACGATGCTCGGATTGATCGTTGTTGTAGTAATCGATCGCTTCCTGCCATGCGTCGAACAGGTCCTTAAGCATCTTCTCAGCGCGCTTAACACGCGACTTCCACAACTGACCACGTTGCTTCGACACTGGAACCTTGTTCGTTCCAATCATCTTGTAAGCTGGTTGAACTTCTTTCTTCTTACGTGAACGTGTAGGAGCAATGCCAGCAGCACTGAACGCATTGTCAAGCGTTGCCTGTTGACGTGTAGAACTGTCGCTCATCTGTGCCTCGGCCGCTTGTTGTTTGTGTTACCATCTTCAACTTCATGCCACTGCAAGAACTGTGGCTTAGATTTCGGATTGCCGCGATACTGCGCAAGTCGTTTGCGTCCCGTCATCGCATATTTCCACATGTCCATCGCGTGATCGTCTTTGTCAATAGGCTTATCGGTTTCTTCCTTAAAGAACCAAGACGTAATCTCGTTGATGAACCAATCACACTTTTCGGAAACGAAGAAATGCGGTGCACCAGGAGTGCCGAATACAGGATGCTCGTGGAACTGGTTAATCGCAAGATACTGCATGTTCTTGCTTATTCCAGCAGTGATGTCCTTGTTCCCTCGTTGAAACTCGATACCCTCTCTACGGAACAACTCAGCAACAGTGGTGCCAACCACAACTGTAGAACCAGTAGTGCGATTGAACAACTGAGGATCACTGTATACAAAACGGCTTTCATGTTCGGAAACTCCATACGTTGCTCTTATCTGCTTAATCAATTCAGCGGATGTAGCGATCGTCTGCTCCGGTGCATAAAATCCGTCGATAAGGAATACGTTGCCTTCGTCATCACAGAAGAAGAGACCGTAACAACTCGGCCGCATAAGTCCGTGATCGTATCCCTCAAAGAAATTTGGTTCGTATCCTGATGATCGTAGTTGCATCAGGTATTCAACAACTGTTTGCTCCGTTAGAGTATGAACATCCTCATCGAACAAGTGATAGACAACACCAGACAGTGCTCCCCACTTACCCATGATGAAGCGATCTCGCATCGACTGGTTTGTGAAGCTAGACAACATACCGTTGATGAAGTCGATCCCGACGTTAGCAACATTCTCATATGTGCTTCCCTCGAAGAGTTCAATCATCGGAACAGGTCGGCCATCAACCATCACTGGCTTACTGTTTTCGTCTAGCTGCACCAACAAGTCTTTGTTGATAATGCCACGATTGTAATCGTGTAGCGGCTTAATCAACTTGCGATATACCCAATTACGAGTTGGGTTCGATGTGAGTATCAACCAACGTGGTCCCTCACGAGGCATCGTAGGATCGTTGCCGTTGTATTCAGTCGAACCGCGAAGTCGTCCCATCAAGTCCATAAAGTCTTTGTGCGTAAACTCCGGGTCTTCAATCTGATCAACTACTGCCCAATCGAACGTTGCAGACAACAGGTTTGATGTCGTCTGTTCAGTTTCCTTTCCTCGTTGTGCCATGTAACGGAAGTTGACCATCGTTCCGTTAGTAAGGATGCAAGTGTTGTCCTTCTCGGTCGGCATCCGCTTAATCCATGCCTTCGGACACCACTTGAAGAACTCTTTACGGATTGTGTCGTTCAACTTAGGAAAGGTTGAACGTGCAATAAGCCCGTTGCTGCCTGGATAGTCAACTGCGAGTTTCAGAGCCTTGATGACGGCACAAGCAGTTTTACCGTTGCCGAAACCGCCACCAAG